TCCCGGAACCAGCGGGCCGCTCGCGCATGCTCCTCCTCGGCTTCGTTCCGCACGAGGACGGACCTGGTGCCCTCTCCGACCTTGCGCCAGCCGTACGGGACCGGGCCGCCCGTGTGCCCGCCACGCTCGCGCTTGGCGCGCTTGCCGTCGGCGATGCGCTCGCGGATACGTTCTCGCTCCAACTGGGCGAATGCCGACATGACCGTGAATATCACTTGCGCAATCGCCGACTCCGCAACCGGCTCGGCGCCGAGATCGAGAAGAATCAAACCGATCTTCTGCTTCTTGAACCGCTCGATCATCACGCAAGCATCGGCGGCAGAACGGAACATGCGGTCCAACTTAGCCGCAATCAGCACATCTCCCGGCTTCGCAGCCGCAAGCAACTCCTTGCCGGCAGGACGCTCGTGAAGGGGAATGGAACCGGACACGCCGGCGTCCGTGTAGGTCTGGAAATCGTACTTGCCGGCCGAGCCGCGCAGTCCGGCAATCGCCTTGCATTTCGCCAATTGCTCCGCGATCGTGGTCTTGTCGGGACCAGCCTGCTTGAGCGTAGAGGTGCGGGCGTATGAAAGTATCACCTTAATCTCCCGCTCTTAAATTACGCGCCCTTTTTTCAACCGCTTCCCAATAATCGTCAATCTCCCTAACCAAATTCTTAGCATCAGCTCGTAACGGCTCATGACTTATCGGCCATCGAGGCGTCCAAAAATTCCACCATGGACGCTCATTCTCAGCGGCTAAGTTGCCCAAAACCGTACGAGCACGACTTAATAACGTGCGACCGTCCATGACTTCCTCCATGTAGTGTTATTCACTACACTTCTTTTTTGCCTCCGTCAAGTGTTTCGCCACCCGCCTGATTCCCTCTTCCAAGGTGATCCTGGGCTTGTAAAACTGGCTCAGTTTGTAGGTGTCGGCGACGCGGTAGAAGACGCCTTCAGGCTTGGTTTTGTCGCAGACGACGTCATCATAAGAAGTCGGGCTAACTTCAGCAAGCGCCATCTCGGCCAATTCTTGGAACGATACCGCAATTCCGGTCCCAAGATTGAGCGTGTCGCCCGGCTTGAGGACGTCCTTGGTCTGCATGACCGCTTCGACGATGTCATCGATGTGAATGAAGTCGCGACACTGCTCGCCGCTGCCCCAGATCGTGATCGGGTTATCTCGATTGACGACGCGGCGGATGATCGACGGGAAGGGGTAGTCGAAGGACTGATCCTCGCCGTAGCCGGAGAATGGCCGGTAAATCAGCACGTCGGCACCGTACTGCTTGACTGCGAGATGCGCTAGATACTCGCCCGTCAGCTTGGCCCATCCATACGTGACATCCGGGCGGCCGAACTTGGTGGCGCCTTGGGTCACAAGCGACTCGGCGAGCTTGATGTACTGCAGGCGCTGCTGCAACTCGACGGGATATACGGCGGAGGACGAGAAGTAGATCACCTTCGGTTTTCGATCTGGACCGACGGCAGAAGGTCTAGCCCCAACTACCCAGCGAAAGAATGCGGCGTCGATCTCCAGGTCGACGGCAACATCAAGTGGGGCATTGTCGATCTTCAACCGGCCGCCAACGATCGCCGCGCAATGAATAATCAAGTCGTACTCGTGGGGATGATCCATCGCCGCGACACCGTCGCGAACATCCCACATTCGTTGAAAACGAACAAAATGCGGCACCACTGGGTCGTGCCATTTGTGCAGGGGCTCGCCGGCACTCATGTTGTCGAGCGCGACGACTTCCCAGCCATCGCGGACGAGACGACGGGTGAAGGCGCGCCCGACAAAGCCGGCGGCACCAGTGATGAGAACGCGTTTCATTTTTCCTCCCAAGCTGCCACGCAGACGGGAACGATCGGCTTGATCAACTCGATCATCGCGTCCGAATAGACACGAATTTCATACTGTGCATGAGCATCGCTGCGAAGCGTCATGAACCGAAACAGATTCAGCAAATTAACAGTGCAGAACATCTTACTGTACGTGCCCATCGGCAACACCAATCTCGCCAATTCACGCGGAGTTCCTAGAGCCAATAGCTTATGATACTCCCTGAAGGAAGCGGCACAACTTTCCTTGATCATGGTTGCAATCACTACAGCATATGCGTTAATTGAACCCGTATCACGTGCCTGCTTGTTGGTGGTCGATTGATACCCAATATGTTCTAGCTTAGGTACATAGAATTCTTCCGGCAATTCCGTATAACGGGCAGACACTTCGTTGTATGACCACGTGCGATGTCGATGCCATTGCCGAAATACGAAGATCGGTGCCTTGACCTCAAAAGTGAATGTGACCGCCTCAAATGGGGTCGTATGATAGTGTGACCACAGGTAGTTGATCAGCTTGGCGTCAGACTTTTCATCGACGCCAGCCCGCCATGCCGCGTTATAGCTGTTCCGCGCGGCCCGCACCACTGATAGATCACCCCCCATGTGGTCGATCAACCGTACGAAACCGTGATCAAGAACATCAATCTTTTGCACGTTGTTCAATCTCCCGTTGAAGATACCACGCCGCTTTTTTTAAATCCTCAAGCGCGTCACCTTTCTTACCAGCCCGTAATATGTATTTGACGGTGTTACCGAGACGAAAGTTAAGTTTACACGCCTCAATAACCTTGATCGCTTCGTATGGATTATCAGCGCCGCCATAATGATCAGGATGATTAACTGTTTCCGGCATCATGCGACCCTCCACAGTTTCGAATAATCAAACTTCCACCCGCCGACAAAGCCGGCGCCGCCAGTGACGAGAACGCGTTTCATTGAAGCCCCTCCATAATATATTCATCCTGCATCTCTTTTACCTGCTTTGGACTCAAATTTTGCGCCTTTAGATGCCGTTGCTGTGCATCCCACACCCATGACAAGGCAGCTATGTATAAAGTCGCGTACCAACTCTCCGTACTTCCTCCGCCTAGACGACTGCCGCGAAGAGATGCTTCGCACATCCTTAAATGATCACGCGCAATCCATAATTCGTCGGTAACATGCATACTACACCAGCCAAAGTTTAGAATAATCGAACTTCCACCCGCCGACAGCCGGCTGCGCCTCCTGTAACTGCATCCCGTAAAGGAGACAGGAGCCGGACAGGACGGTCAGCCGCAGCAGGCGCCAGGACACGCCTGTCGGGGCGACCACCTGTGTGACCTGGTTGGACGCCTCAGGGAGAAGCGTAGGCCTCACCACATAGCCCGACTTCGTATCCTCAATCTGAATCTGGCCGCCCTTCTCGCCGCCCATCACCATGAAGCGGGCGGTGCCGGAGGCGTAGCATTCGAAGGAAGCGCCAGGTTCCGGCTGCTTGGCGTTAACAAGCGCCGGACTGAAACCGCGAGCGGCGAAGCCGCCGAGGCCGGGGGACCATTTGAGGCGCCAGTCGCCGCTCCAGAAGGCGCCGCGCAAGGAATCCAATTGATGTGCGAAAATAATTTCCGTTCCATCATCGCCCCGGAAGCGGACGGGCGGAATGCCGATATCCAAGTGATTCTCCCGAATAAGCGAAGTCATCGTTGCAAAACGGTCGAAAGCGTCGTCGTTCCTCCTGTCCTCGACGGGGGCATCCGCTAGCTTTAGACCCTGGTCGGCGAGAGAGGGCTTCTGGCCGATCATCTCGACGGGCGACGGTACCAACGCAAGCGACGCAAGACCGTGCGAAGCCAGAACCGCATCATTGCCCCAATCCGGGGTCGTCCAGTGATCATTTGTCCTGAAAGCCCAGTAAGAGCCGATGTCGATCCCGGAAAGCCGGGCGAACGTGCGGCGGTTCTCGGTCGTCCAGTGCGTGCGGAAATGCCTGAGCGTCAGCTCGGCGGCCTGGCGCGTCATAATTTGCATGCCCCAGCCGAGGTTGTGCATAAGAGCATACCCATCTCGTTGCACAATAATACGATCGGTATATGCCCTCGCGGAAACCGCTCCCACAGAAAGACCGTCGGCTTTGCCGCGCTTGAACAGGGCCATTGCCGGTCCGAACCAATCGGGATGTAGAAGGACGTCATTTTCGACAAGTCCGACATGCGTGTAGTCTCCCCTGAGCATTTCGGTCAGCGCGTAGACGACGGCGGTATCGGCGCCGCCTTTGACATTAATATGAACGTGACCCGGCTTCCCTTCTTCCGCATAGTCGCCCGCGAATCGCATGCCGGCCGGCGTGTCGCTGCCATCGATTATGAACGTCGTGAACTTGTCGGACTGCAGCAACGGGACGATCGTGCGCTTCGAGAGTTCGACGCGATCTTTTGTGAGGAAGGCAATTGCGATTTTGTTCACTGCAAGTACTCCAGGATATTTCGCGAAATCAGAACTTCCAGCAATTCGTTCTCTATGGCCACGCATTCGTCTACGCTGCGGTTCTGCATTGTTGCAGCAGAAGCAATAAGACGAACAAGCACCGGAAAAAGCACGCCAGGATAAAGCAACTCGTTCGGCGATTCCAAAAGGAACTTCCTGAACCGCTCCAACAAAGCGTTTCGTTCTTCTTCCAGCCCGCTCATTTCATTGCCTCGTCGCAGTCATCGCACCATGCAAGACCCAACGGGACGATCGTGCGCTTCGAGAGTTCGACGCGATCCTTGGTCAAAAAAGCCAACGCTATCTTATTCATGCACCCCTCGCGAATTCACCGCGTGTTTCTCTTGCTTTGGCCACGTACGCAGCATGCGCCTCTTGTTCCGTATCAAAGTACCCAATAAAACGAGAGTGCTTGCCGCCTAACCTAATACTCGCCATCCACTTACGCCGGCCTTTGGCGTAAGTGACTCCTTTCAAACGCGAATACTTCTTATTATTCATCGGGCTTGCATTATGCGCGTTTTGCACGCGCGTCGCCTCGCGCAAATTCTTCCAAGCGTTGTTGTGCTTATTGGTATCTATATGATCAATTTCGTCCTTCGGCCAACGGCCGGTCATATAGAGCCACGCTAAGCAATGCGCCGGATAACTTTTTTGCTGGAATTTAAGCCGGACGTACCGTCCAGAAAAATCCCCCGCTACGGCGCCAACCCGAATACTCTTTCGGGGAGAAATCCAAACGAACAAACCCGTCAGCGGGTTATAATCCAGCGCTTCCCGCAATTCTTCTTGAGTCAAAAAAGTTCGCTTCATCATAGCACGGTCTCACAATCATCTAACCACGCCAGCCACAACTCTTGTGTACCCGAAGGAATCCATTTTGGCAGATTAGTCGCCATGACCCGTAGCATTCCAATTACGCTCGTCTGTCCTAAGAACCCATCCAACCACGCCGCGAATTCCAGTGTGTGCTGCATGCCCCACAGTTCTGCTTCCAAGTCTTTCAACAGATCGTGCGCATTTCTTTCTTGTGCCGCGAACGGTTGCCCGAAATGAACGTGGTAACCAAACTCACGCATAACCCGTTGAGCCACGAGACCCGCGTATATATCGTCGTATCTACCGTAACTGGGCACCATCAGAAAGCAGGGAGCAAGTTCGCGGATGAAGGCAATATTTTGACTATTGAGCGGCGCCCAGGTTTCCCTCGGATCGGTGACGATGCCGGCGCGCAGGAGCTCGCTGACCTGATGCACCGCCGGGTATTGCCGGGAAATCCGATCGACGGCAGGCATGTCGGAATCGCCCAGCACCATGCCTTGCGCTACACCAATCTTCGCACCGGTCACCGCCGAAAAAGTTGCGCACCCGAGGCGCTGTGATTGTGGAAAACCGCGCTGGCACACGGGATCGATGCCGTCAGACGGAAACTGAAGGCTGCCGGGATCGAACCAACCGGAACCTACTTTGATGCCGTTGAAGAATGGAGCGCCGTTGATATCCTCTCGATGGCGATACCAACGCGCGCCGTGTCCCGGCGGGTGATACCATAGCTTTTTGAAATACTGCGCATAACCGTCAATCGGAATATTATCATCGTCACACGAAATCAAAATTTCTGCACCCCATTTGAGAGCTTCGAGGAGGGCGATGTTGCGGCGGGCAATCGTATTCCAACCGATTAATTGCTCGCAAGCATAGCTGCCTGTAGCACCGTAAACTAGTTCCGTATTATCCAATTGCTCTAAAAAAGCCCGTGTTTCCCGCGGCGTCTTCTCGTCCATCGCGACGAAAAAGCGGACGTCCGGATCGTGCGCCCGATAGAGGGAGAGGACACGGGGGACGTTTATTGTAGTGGTGATGAGTGCGATTTTCATCTCATTCCTGCATTTTGAAGATCGTCGACTGCATCAATCCAAGAGACAGCATCCCGCACGGGGTAGCTTGCCAGAAGTGACCCATGCGCTCGCCGTCCACGACCTCGCTGTACGCAACTACGAGGAGATCAGGATTGCATTTGCCGCTGTCAATATCCCGCAGCAGCTTCAGCAAGACATCACGCGGCGTCCAAGCCTTGCCGTCAAGATCACGCTCGGCCTTGGTCTCGGCGAGAGAAAACGGATGGTCGCTGAAGTCAGTCATTCCATCGCTCCAATAAACGGTTTGCCTTCTTCAGACCGGGCAGGCTCGGAAGACGTGTGAGCTTCCTGTCGAGTCAATGCCGACTTATCCTGCGCTTCCAACCATTGCTTCAGGACCATCTGGATCAGCCCGGCGAGCGAGAGCTGCCACTTGGAAGCCAGCTTGCGCAGGCGCTTCTTGTCGGGGACCGACAACCGGATGCTGGTCGGATATTCGGGATGCCTCATTGATAATTACCGAACAATTTGCACCAGCCTTGCGGCTCGATCGAACCTTCAACTTTCGTACAGCGATGCCCGGTTCCGGTAGAGGCCGACGGCAGCGAATAAAAATGCGTGCACCACTGGCACTGCTCCGACGGATTCTTTGCCTTCGGCGTGTAGCTGACGTCGACCTTGGCTTGCCTGGTCATCAGGGGTTCCAAGGCGTCTCGGAGCCGTCATAGACGTAGCGCTCGATAGCGTCGGCGGCGAGGAGGGGGTCGGAAGGATGCACATCGTTAAACAAATCCGCCGCTAGATCGTGGATAACTAAAAGAGTTAAAGCATTTACGTCGAGCCGGCGGGCCATATGGCCTGCAATACAACAAGCCGAACCGCAAATATGAGCTTGATCGTAGCGCTCCGGCGGTATCGTTCCGTCCCGCAAATCTCGCGCCACTTCAAGTGCGACGATGCACGCTTCCTCGCCCAGAGCGGCCAGCGCCTTGGGATGGAGGGT